AATTTAGAATAAGTAAGTATTACTCTTCGATTATGTTATCTTCACTTAATAATGAAGAATCTTTTTTAGGAAATTTATTTTTCAATTGTGCCAAAATACCCTCCCGAGCAACTGCAGTAGATGCTTTACTTGTAGCCAATGGTGATTTACCTTTAAACTCTCTTTTACCAAAACTTCTATCTTGTTTTGATATAGAATCACTATCATAAATGTCTTTTTGAGTTTCTCGACCACTAAATGGATCTTTCTCACTTCCACCCCATTTACCTTTTCGTTCTACTGAAAAATCATCTTCATCTTCAGATTGTTGTGATTGGTCAGCTGGATCCTGACCTTCAGTTTCAATTTGTTCTAATCTAAACTTCTGTTTTGTATCTTCAACTATATCTTTATAAACCTGAACTTTTTCTTCATCAGACATATCAAATATATTATCATAAATCCATTTACGACTAAATAATTTAACATCCATAGCTTTATCTGCTATATCTAATTGTTGACTCATTAATTCTATTTTTTCCTGTTCATGAATCATTGATGGATTTTGTAATTCTAAATCAAAAGCAATTAAATCCGAATCATTAAACCCCTGACTATATAGATGTACAATACCAATTTTTGTCAACTCACTTACGATAATTTTTTGTAATCTCTCAATAGTACGGGCAAACCTAACATCCTCAGCAGCCAATGTAGCTTTACCACCACTCAATCCTTCTTCATATCCAAGAAATGCCTTTGGAATCCTAAGACTTGCCATTAATTTATTTCTCAAATATTCAATATCTTCAATTTGATCATTATTTGATAATCCAGGTAAAGTTTCTATCTCCGTTCCACTATCTCCTCCACGAACTGGTAAAAAATAATCTTCCGTTACTGATTCTACATTATATTTTAAATTATAATCACCTGTTGCCTGATCAATAACTGGAATCTTTTTCATCTTATTAATGATGGCCTGCATAAATTGTTCCACTTCTCTTGGTGGTATGTTTCCAACATCAATTTTAAAAATTCTTTTCTCAGGAGCTCTCATAATACGATGTATTAACATAGCATCTTCCATAAGAGTTAATTGTTTAAAAATCTTACGGCCTGCTTCCAACATAGACCTACCATATGGTAAAAAATTCGTATCAGCTAAAAGTCTAAAATGTGCTATTTCATAATTCTCTAATATTTCTTGTTTACCTCCCCCGGCATCACCTTCAATTTCAAATTGTATTAATTGTGGATTCATTGGATCATGATCTTCCATTCTTGTAACATCATATGAAGAAATAGGACTTACATTTACTACCCCATACTTATCAACAATATCTAATCTTAAATAAAAATCACCATATTTTGTCATATTACGAATCCAACTCCATAAATTAAACTCTACATTCATTATATCATAATATAGATTATGAAGAATTTTCTGAACTTTTACATTATCAGTTTGTACTGTTAATATTTCCCCCTCAATATTATCAACCGTTGATTCATCAGAATAAATGTCAAGTGCAGATGCAATAATCGGGTCTTGATCCATTAACTCATAATCTCTAAATAAATCATGTTTCCTAACTTCATACGCAGCTCTTTGATTTTTGAATGAAGCATATGGATTTGAATAAGTATTTTGTATTAATCGTTGATATCTATCAATGAAATTTGATGTCAAACTCGTTTGTGAAAAATCTAAATCTTTAACAATCAAACGATTGTCATCTGTTTTTCGAATTATTACATTAGATTGAAATAATCTACCTAATCTTGTAAAAATATTATCTGCCATTTTTTACCCCAATAACCAAGTTAAATCTTCTTTTTCACCGTTTATGTCCATTTCCCAAGGATTATCTTTAGGTCTGTTTGGTGTCATAATAGGTGTTCTTTCATTTAAATTTCCAATTGAATCAACTAAACTACTTTGCAATTCATTTCTCTCTGATTGAATTCTAATCGCAGTATCTCTAATCCATAATAATATAGAATACGACATTACTAAATCGTCATTATATCCATCAAGAGCTTCCATCTTTGAGTTCTTATATATAAATACAAAAAGTTCGTCAATTAATCTAGTTGACTTCAACTTAACCATTTTCTCTCTTGTATATTCTTCCATCTTAGCTACAATCAAAGGTTTAGATTTCATCGTAGTAGTGAAGCCAGGAACTTTATTTCTATCAATACTTCTATATCGATTTGTGTGTTGAATATCATCATCAACAACCAAATGATTCTTCTCTTGATAAAATAAATTTTCATATCCTCTATCGATAATTGTCTGTAATGTAGCCCAACCAATATTGTTATTCTCCACTACCAATAGAGCATCGTTATATTTAGTAGCCAATTCAATTAAAAAATTACCAAATTCTGTTGTACCAAGTTGCCCTTTGTATTCTGCGACTTGTTCCATTTCTTCTAAATCAAATACTTGAGCCGCACTATAATCCGATCCATCACCACGAGCAACATCAGCACTAATTAAATATTGTTTTGAATAGTCAGGATAATCCCATATCCATAAATTCCTATCAAACCCACTTTTTTCTGCTGGTTCACAACACATCTTTTCTTTATACCATTCTAATATTTTTGGATCAACAACTGATTTACCAGAACTCAAGAAGTCCGCATCACATTCTTGTGCTGCCTTTGTTGGACCTAAAATAGTATTTTGTTCATCTCTCCAACTTTGATCTCTTTCTGGATGTTCAGACCAATGCAATTTTATTGTATTGAAATTATTCAATCCATCTTTAGAATCTAACCAAATTCGATGAAACCAATTACCAACACCATTTGGTGTAGAAATGACTAAACAATCACCACCAGTTGCTAATGTTTGTTGGGCAGCTGTCCATATTGTATCAATTCTTTCTATAAAAGCGGCTTCATCAAGTATTAATAAAGATAATGCTTCTGAACGTCCAGCGGATTCATTAGAAGCAATAGCTTTTATCTGTGAACCATTTTTAAATGTAAGTGATAATTTATTATTCTCAACAATCTGAGTTTTCAACCAATGTGGTAAACCATCATACATAATACGAACTTTAGTGACAATATTTTTAGCAGTATCTTTTGTAGTGGCAATACACAATACATTCTTATCATTATGAAACAACATAGTCCATAAAGAATACGCAGCACTTAAAGTTGATATACCTAATTGTCTTGATTTTAAAACTATGTTATAAGATTGTTCTTGATAATGTTTTAATACATCTTCTTGAAATGGATATAATTTAAATTTAATCTTTCCTCGTTGTGGATGTTGAATAATACAAAATTGATTAATAAAATATGATGGATCTTGTACACATTTTAAATAATTTTGTTTTATAGCTTGTTTTAAATTACTCATTATATTTCTTTATATTTTCATTAGACAATGCATTGGCAACCTTTGTATCAAATGGTGAATCTGATTCTTCTGATAGTTTCATTTCATCTTCATATTCTTTTAATATTGTTTCCCATCGTTTTTCTTCCATTTCCTTTACCCAATCTTTCCACTTATCGTTTCTATGTAAATCAGCTTCAAATTCCAATTGACAATAATAACATCTTTGCATTCTATCATAAGTCTGTTGGTCAATGGTTTTTAAAATTAACTTTTCACAATCATTACATTTATCGAATCCTCTTGGTGGTATTTTGGGAATTTGTTTTCTCTTACCATCTTCTTTAACCCAAGTTCTATTATTATGGTCAACCCAAGTTTCACCTTCTTCTCTCTCGTCTACAGATTTACCCTGATAACCAATCTGTATGGGGCGATTGTAAACACCCTTTATCATATTTTTTACTTTTTCTATATTACTCATCAGTTAATCCCAAGGTCCTAAATGTTTATTCTTCATCATAGTTATTGCAGCTTCCATTTTTTTATATTTATTATCTACCTTGGCCTTTGTCATTTTATAATATAATTTTTTAGGAAACCCTTTTCTATAATATTCTACTTTTGTCTTGTCATCAACATCAACCCACAATCCTATATTTACTAATGCATGTTTCCTATCTTGACTTTCATGATTTTGCCAATCAAATACTCTTTTTTTTGTTTCAACCCAAGCGTGATCAATTCTTTTATTTAAGAATGGTGCATGAATAGTTCCATGAACTAAGTCAAGTAATGGAC